TTTCAATCTCGCAAACCTAACCAAACCAATACCGCCCCAAGCACCGTTTTTACTGCCTTTCGATACTCGGCTCGCATAACGATTACAAAGGCAACGGCTACAATGATAACCGCAATGAATGGCTTAACGATTGCTATTAGCTCGTTGCTCATTCTCCAATCTTTGTAACTCAATCTTGTTCTTCTTGTACGCAAGCCAACCGTTAACAATACCGAGAATAACTACGATTAACGAACCGATTTTAATTGCCCATTTGGTAAATTCATCCATATCAACTCCACTTGTGTACACCTCTACAAACAAAGTAGTTGTTCCTATAATTACTTGCAATATAGCACCAATGATAGTGCCGCCAAAGAAATCAGTTATTGTGTTTTGCGCTTGCGCTATGTCTTGGTTCATAAAGTTAAACGTTGCGATTTAATAATGTTTGATATGTTTGTACTATTGTGTATAATGTTGCTGCCTCTGCATCTGTTAAACCGCTTCCTATTGAAGCAAATGCACATTCTTTATCAGTAAAAAAAGCGTATGTACCATTATCATTCCTTGCTCCTAATGCTATTTTTAATGATGGGTATGCAGTAGTATCATTAGTTGTACTTGTTGATACATTTACTCCATTTCTATAACCTTTACGTGAGTTCGCTGCTGTTTTTGAACCCATATATAAACCAGCTGCAGAAACATTTGTCAATGCTAAAATAACAACTCCACCTGCAACATAATTAACAGCGCTCCTTAAATGAACAAAGTTAGTTCCTGCTCCATTAGAAACACCCATTTCAACTGTAACTCCTACTGTTGATGTTCTACTGTAATATGATAGATGATTGCTTGAATTTGTTAAATCGTTAAATGCATTTAAAAATGTATCAGCATAACCATTCGTACCATTTGGTGTTGCCCCTGTTCTTGCATGTGTCCAACCGCCAAAGAATGTTAGCTGATATTGAGCGGTATTAATTAAATTAAACGAATGAGACCTTTCATTGCCACCAACAAAAGGATATATTGCATTGCACTTGCTCCATATACCTGCGCTCTTTAATGATTTAACAAGGTTGTTTATTGCGCTTTTCTGCATCATATTAGTTATACGTGCTGCCAATATAAATGCTTGTGCGTTTGGGTCAATATAATTTACTTCATTATAAACACCATTTGCAGTGCCATGAATAACACCGTTGTTGACACCGTTAATAGTGCCATTGGTATTACTTGTATATATGCCGTGAGCAATGCCTAAATCCATTATTGATAATCAGCGCAATGAGCAGTTAACCAAGCGGAAGTTGATGAAGAAAGATTGGCAATTGTTGATGCTCTTAAAACATCATTAGCCAACAAAGGAATGTATTGTCTGCCTGTGTTGTCAATTGGCAATCCCGGCAAGTTTGTACCGTTTAAAAAGTCAACAGGAAAACGTGCTGCATTTGTGTTACCGCTTGACAATGGAATGTTCACTAAACCAATTGGCACAACGGTTGTACCTCTGTATATGTAAAGAAATACGTTAATTGTAACCGTGTCATTTGTTGAAGCCATAAGTGATATAACTCTACCGCCTGCTGACCCCGCTGTGTATATTGTTTTCCCATTGGTATCTGCACCCAATGACCCTGCGGTTGTTCCTGTTAATACACCAACACCGCTTTTAATGACATTTGCGACTATTGGAATTTGACTTGCTGATAATGGCATAGTATTTTAGTTTAAAGTTTCTAAATAAGTTAATTTGCTGATATATGTATCAATGTTTTCTATTGTTACAAGCACGCTTTTCTTCCAAGCTAATTGCTTAATGGTATCGGTGTATAGTTCGCTTTGCGAAAAGTAAAATATGTCCGTTCTCGCACCGTTTTTATCTGTTGCCATGTCATCAATTACGGCTTCTAAATTTGCTGATGTTATTTTCTTGCTTGCCATTTTAATAATTATAAGTTGATTTGAATGAATATACTAATAGGTAATCGTTATCATCGAAGATATTATCGAATTGCGTTTGGATAGCCGAAGTAACACCCTTAACATAACTCAATTCCGTTAACGATGGATATGTAGCTGTATCAAGGTCATCAATCACTTGTGCTGCCGTGAAGTATGCCAATCTGTTAGCTGTTCCACTGCCTGTAATAGCATCAACAGGTGTTCCATCAAGGTTGATTGACCATAATGTATAAGTTCCGCTTCCTGTATGATTTTTAATATCAACTACCAAAGCACCCGTTGTAGAATTATAACTTGTTACAGTACCGTGCATGTGATTTGATACGTCATAAACCACTAACACTTCTTGCAATGGAATGTAGCTTAAATTCAAATCCACTGTAAATGACTTTGAGCCATTGCCTATTGTGTTACTTGTTAACGATGTGGTCTTATACCTATCCGATAATGAGTTAATAATAGGGTTAGCAGGGTCAGTATTGTCAACATTGATGTTTATGCCAGAGCTAACTGATGCAACACCACCGCTTGCAAGGTCTGCAATATCCTGCACGGTTGTTTTAACAGTTACACCACCTTGCACAATTGGCACTGGCTCCGTGCCTGCTAACGCACCTGCGGATGTTAAGCCACTTATTTTATTATCAGCCATTATAGTAGTAATTTATTATCGTTTTCCTGCAACAAGTAAAACCCATCTTCCATAAGTATATAACCCACCACTTGTTCCTGAAAAAACTGTGTGGCAAATATACTATTAAGAGGTAAATTATTAGGCAGTTTAGTAACTTGAATTATTTGTCCGCCAACGCTATCGGAAGTAATATCTAAACCTGTGAGTTGACAAAAATTGGCAACTTCATCTATACCGTAACCGAACTGCAACGCTAAATCATAAACAGATTGCGTTTGTTTAATGTAATAGCTGTTATCGGGTTGCTGTGGTGTGTTCTGTTGCTTTATCGCTGCGGCTATGATGTTCTTCTTAATAAATTCATCATAAGTCAATGTAAGGCCATCAATTGAGTCCGTTATCGTTATGTTGTTATCCGTACATAGCTTAACCGAGTATTGAGCATCACCGTAAAGTTGCACGGCAACATCGTAAATCACTTGACCTTGTTTAACTACGTATTGCATCGACCTCGAAATTAGTTGAATTGTTATCGCTAAAGTTAACCGTTATTGATGAATACCCATCCTGCGCAAGTTGTGATAGTATCTGTTTCTTTAATTGCAACTGCGCACCGCTGCTGTTGAGGTAGTTATCAATATTCACACCGCAAAGCACGTATTCTTTCCAATCGCCTTGCGCTGAATTGATAATGTCAACAATGTGGTCCTCATCACTGTTGCCGATAACAAAATCATTGTTTTCAATTAGCAAATCGTTATCATTGTTTTGCAGAAAATCTTTAGCCGTTGCCATGTTTAACTGTGTTGTTAGATAAATCGTTTATTGTAGTTATTGGTAATATCTGTTGCCCAAACCATGCTGTTGCTGCCGTTTTCAATGCTGCCCCGCCATCAGTTGGAACAGGAACCCAAGTTGAAAACACTAACTTTAACACATTGATATCGTTTTCAATTCTATTCAATTTGCTTACTAAATCATTCACCTTAACCAACCCCCCATTCGCATCGCCTGCCAAGTATATTTGGTCAACCTTGCTCACCATGCTAACATAGGCCGTTGCCTGTGATGTTTGTTGTACGATTACAACGCTTCCATCTTTGGGTATCAATGTAAATCCCTTATCAGCATCGGCATTGAGTAGCACATCAAAGAACTCTGCATCACCGTTTATTGGGGTGCATGTGCAGGTGAACGTAGCCAAATCAATGTCGCTCACCTTGCACGCTACACCCTCGTAAGTCAAATCAGTGATACCGCTTAACGCTTGTATTGCTTGCCTTATGTCCGTTACTTCCTTACTCATAATATTCTACGTTCTAATTCGATTGTCTGCTTGCCACCTGCATCAACACTTATCTCTGTTGTTACTGACTTGATGAGGTATGTACCTTTGCGCTCTGGGAACTTCCAACTGTCAACAATGGCATAATCACCGGGTATCATTTTCGGCTCTAAAAACGTTTTGAAACTGCCATAATAACCTGTGTAATTCGCTTGCTCTAAAAACGAATTGCACTTAACATCTAAATCGGCTTTCGTTCCACCATATTGAAACACCGTGCGAATATCACCTGTGGGATCGCCATAAGTAAACTCCTCTCGGGCATTGTTTTTAATCAATATACCTTTGACTTGGACTTTAACATCATCTTTTTTTAGATATGTCAACTCCATGCCATCGTATATCATTTTCTCAAACAAAAACACGGCCGATTGCGCTGTGTCTTTATAAAAGGGCAAACCGACCTTTAACACACCATCAACAAAAAACGAAAACAATCCGTATTGGTCACGTAACACTTGCAACACCTTACCGATGCTTGCCCCTTGTAACCGTATCTGCCCTAATTCAGCATTGATGGCCTTGAATGGTGTTGAGGTGTTTTCAAGCATTTTAGCAATAAACGTGCGCAAATTAACCGACTTAAAAGTTAAGTTTGGTGCTATGGCCTGCTTCAACAAAAACATTTCATCCTCGCACAATAATTCGATAGGCACGTTGTTGTTAATCTTTGCAATGTAACCTGTGAATATAACGGTTTCGTTTGGGTAATATGCTCCTATGATTGTAACCTTATCGCCCCTGCGCATCAATGCGTTTGCGCCCTCATATATGTTCTTGCTGTTGTATATCACATTACGCGGTAAAGTGATTGATGCCGTTTGTGTTTGCTTGTCAAATGAGCGTGTTACCGTTACCTTGTTGACCTTATCAAAGATAAACGTTTGATTGCGGCCATTGCCCTGCTGCTCTAATATTATACGGCAAACTATTCTAAACATTCTTTTTTTCTGCTATGGTGTAATCAACTGTACTTGAACAGTTAAGTTGGAAGTATTGCACATTACGCATCCCTTGTTGCTGTTGCATGTTCAAGCTATCAACAACTATTTTGTTTACCCCTAAAATCTCGTTCAAAAATACCGATGTTACATTCAATGCCACCGGTGCCGATGCGTATGCCTTAATCAACCTCGCTTCAACATCGGGATATTCATCGGGGTTTTGTGTAGCCACGTAGCCACGTATAGTTAAGTCAATATCACCTTGTCCGATATACTCTTTAACCGTTCCTACATGGTCGATTAATTCTGTTTTAATGATATTCTTTACAATAGTTGCATCAATGATAACACCGTTAAGGAATAGGCCAATAGTGTTATCGGGCGTGTCATTCGTTATTGCCTGCCCTGCGGGTTTATTGTAGTCAAGCGCACTTGCTGTTTGTACGTATTTGTTTGTAAAATCATTAAATTCAAATGTAGTATAATTAGGCCGTTCAATGAATAGCGTATCGTAAACAGGTGTTCCCAATAAACTTGTTGCATCGGGTGGATCTGTTTTAATATTGAAATTCCTTGCTTCAACTATCGCACGTTGTACCAATGGAAGTCCGAAACCCTTTGATAAGGTGCGAAAGTTTGTCTTTGCTGCGGGGGATGGTATGTAAAACTTTAAACTCATTTTGTTGCCATAATTTGGAAGTCATTAACCGCTTCGATTAACGCTTGTGTGATTGTTTCTTTGATTTGTGTTGCACCCTCTTTGATGTTAGTTGTGTTCAACACTATATTGCCAAACTCTTGAATTGATATGTTGAAGTTTTGAACGCCCCTACTTTCAACAACGGATGTCGAAGTGCCGCCTTTGGCTTTGGGAGCGGTTGCGCTTGTTTTAGCAGCATTGGCTGTATTGCCGCCTGCCATTGGGTTAAGTGCTTTGTTAGCAGCACCAACACCACTTTCGGCTGATTTGTTTAACTTATCATAAGCATACTTGGCCGCCATTACGCCTGTTGCCAATGCTGCTGCTCCTGCGGCTGCAACGGCAAACAAACCAACACCTGTTAAACCCGCAAAGAAAGCCGATGCGGTATTTAGCAACCATTGTGCAACGGTAACACCATCCAATGCTGCTGCAAGTGACCAAATGCCCCAAATGAATTTAGCACCTGACCAAATTGCTGCTGTTTTCATATAAGCATTGTAAATAAAAATAGCACCATAAAGGCCAACAAATGCACCTGTTAAGCCCGATATAGCAACTGCATGTTCTTTAACAAAATCAGTAAGTGAACGTATTGCATCAAGTACGGTAAGTATGACTGGCATCAATAATTCACCAAGCGTTAACTTGATTTCTAAAAATGCGTTGTTCATTCGGTTTAAATTAGCACTTAAACTTTCACTTGCTGCGCTCATACCGCCTGCAAATTCTAACTTTAATTGTGCTGCAAACTTTGGTAAAAAATCTTCACTCATTAATAGGCCTTGGCTCATAAACTTATCCAATTCGCTTGTAGTCATTCCCATTGCTCTTGCTGCAATTTGAAATGCTCCTGGTATTCTTTCACCTAATTGCCCTCTTAATTCTTCTGCACTTACTTTGCCTTTAGATAACATTTGTTCTAATGCCCTAAATGCGCCCTCTGATTGCTCTGCTGATAAGTGCATAACAGTTGATGCCATACCAACGCCCTCAAATATATCACGTAACTTTTGCCCCTCAATTGATGTACCTCTTGCTGCACCACTAAACTTTGCAAACGCTGTGGCTGCAACATTAAAATCCAATCCCATTTCTTGCGAAGTTTTACGCAAGTAATTAAAATCTCTTGCCCCTTGTTCGGCTGAACCACTCGCAAAGTTTAATTGATTTTGCAACCCTTCCATTGCGGCTGTGGTGCTTATAATCTCTTTGATACCAAGTCCAACGCCAATAGCAGCAAGTGCTGTTTTTAGCCCGCTTGCCGACTTTTGAGCCATGCCCATAGTACTGTTTAACTTTTCAGTATTAGTAGTTGCCGACTTAATACCACTACTAACCTTATCTTTTAAACTTAATATGTATTCAACTGAATTGTTGCTCATTTCTTTTCTTGAATTGTACCATTAAACTTTAATACAAAAATAATTTCCTCAAAGCGCATTGCCCATTCATCATCCGTTAACGTGTCGGGGTCGACTTTCAAATAAAAACGGATGAGTGCATTTTGACGCGCAAACTCATCCGTTTCCAATAACTTTTTTGCGGTGTCTAATTTTTTTTTAATTCACCTGCTTCCGATGTCAACATGGGTAAGATAGTCATTGCTGCGCTGCGTAATGCTTTAAAGTCATTGATGATAGCGTTAACATCGCCCTCAACGCAAAGTGTGCGTAAAAACGACTCCACACCCATCAATTCATCCTTTGCAATTAACCCGCTTACGGTTTTGTATGCAATTCTGTCCATTTCACGTAAATAAACCGTGATGGGTTGCCCTTGCCTGTTGTTTACGGTTAAGGTGTAGATTTCAACACCTGGATACTTTGATTTTAATTCTTCAATGTTAGTCATTTGTTTATTGATTTGGTTTGCGCAAATTTACTAAACAAATTCGATATGTGAAACAATTAAATCTAATTCCATTGGTATTGAAGTGTCACCTGTTGCCGAAGCAATCATGTTTTTCATAAATCTGCAATTGCGGATTTTATGAACCACTGGCAACAAGTTAACATCCGTAAAGGTTACAATGATGTCAAATTCGGGAATGTCTTGTATGCGGCCATTTGGTGCCGCTGATACAATGTTCATTACCTCGTTCATCAATATCGTAATCTTTGCGCTCGGTGTAATTTGACCGTAACCACGCGATACAGGATAACGCCCTGTTGCATAGATATTCTCGGTAGCATCTTCTTCACCGTATTCGATTGCGGTAACACCTATGATTGGTGTTCCAAGTATGATGCAAGTAATATCTGCAAACTCATACGCTTTGCCGTTAATTAACGGAAGTCCATTTTGTGCCATGTTTTATACTGATTTTACAAATCCAACATTAATTTTAATAATTCTTGCAACGCCCAAAGGTACATTCTGCAATGTTAACTCCAATGTGCTTGTTGCAAGTACATCCTGCGCAGGATTGATGATAACTTTATGCGCTGATAACTCGCCATCGGCTTCCATTTGTACCAATGGGTTATTCGCCAATGTTTCAAAGTAACCTATTGTAGCTGCGGTCAACGTGCCATCTGCATTCACTTTCAATGGTGAACTTAAAGCAGGTAGCATATTGGCACGAACTACACGTGTAATCTTTTGATATACGCGGTTATTCTCAATCGTTGCATAGTCGCTTGTTGGTGATACAGTTGTTTTGCTATCGCTCCAATAACTGCCCGTGATGCCTGTTAGCTTGCGCAGGAACACATAAGAGTAATTGTTCAAACTTTCAAATTGACTATCTGCAAGAGCTGTGTAAACTTCACCGTTGCTGAATGCAATCGTGTCTAATTCTGCACCCAAGGCCATGTTAAACTTGCTTACCCATGCGATTGACTCGCTTACAACTG